ACATAGGAGGTTTAAATTATGGCTGGCAATGGCGGAATAATTGGACCTACTAACACAACGTCTTTCGGGAAGTCTACGGTTACATCTAAAACAACTTCAGGATCAATCACAACACAACCAGGAACTAGAATTGCTCAAGCTTTAATTATTGCTGGAGGCGGTAGTGGAGCAGGAACTTATAGAGGAGGCGGTGGTGGAGCTGGAGGCTATTTATGCACCACAGTTAATTTATGTGGTAATACACCTTATCCCGCAGTAGTAGGAGGTGGTGGTAGTGGATCTGCTGGCTCAAGAGACAGCGGAGATAATTCAACATTTGGAGGCGCAACTTCTATCGGAGGAGGCGGTGGTGGTCTTTATGATGGTGCTGGAGCCGGCTTACCAGGAGGATCTGGTGGCGGTGGTGGTGGAGCTGGAAGTCCTCCTGTTGCAGCTGGATGTGGTACAGCTTGTCAAGGAAATGATGGTGGAGCTGGATCAGATAGTGGTTCTATTCAAACTGGTGGTGGTGGAGGTGGAGCCGGTGCAGCTGGATGTGGAAGTGGTCCTCAAAGACCGGGTGGAGCGGGAAGTTCTTCTTCTCCCTTATCATCTTGTACATTTGCAGGTGGTGGCGGTGGTGGTGCCTATTGTGGTGGAACTGCTGGAGCTGGTGGAACTGGTGGTGGTGGAGCTGGTGGATCTGGTGCATCTGGTGCCCCTGGATCTAATGCATGTGCAAACACTGGTGGTGGTGGCGGTGGAGCTGGTGGAAGCCCTAGTGATGCAGGTGGAAATGGTGGCCCAGGAAGAATTATTGTAAAAGAATTATGTAAAGCATCAGGAGTTTGGAATTTAAGTGATCAACTTGATGCATTAGAAAGAGGCACATGGCCTTCAAGAGGAATAACAACAGATTATTTAGTAGTTGCTGGTGGTGGTTCTGGTGGTGGTGGAGCTGCAGGTAACAGAGCAGGTGGTGGAGGTGGTGCCGGAGGTTATCGTGCATCAGGATATGGACCAAGTCCATTACAAGGTTGTGCTTTATATTTACCTTTAGGAACTCATGCAATTACAGTAGGGGGTGGTGGTGCTGGTGGTGCTGGTGGTCCAAATCAAAATAGTGGTAATACTTCAACATTCTCAACTATAACTTCAGCCGGTGGAGGAACACAAAATACTACAGGTGGTTCTGGTGGTGGTAAGCTTGCTTACCACCCAGGATCAGGGGTTGGTCCTCCAGGTGCAGCTGGTAACACTCCTCCAGTAGATCCCCCACAAGGTAATGCTGGTGGAGGTAGCTACTGCGCAGGTACTGTTCCAGGAGTTTTTGCTGGTGGTGGAGGTGGTGGAGCTACAGCAGTTGGAAGTAATGCAAGTTCTGGTGGTGGTGGAGCTGGAGGTGCAGGTGCACCAAACAATATTTTAAATTTAACATGTGCAACAACATACGCTGGTGGTGGAGGTGGAGCAGCCCAAGGTGATGGAACACCTGCTTCTGCTGGAGCTGGTGGAGCTGGTGGTGGTGGTGCAGGCGGTAAATCAAATACTGCTCCTTCAACAAGTGCTGGAACTAACGGAACTGATAACACTGGAGGTGGCGGTGGTGGAGCTGCAAATGACAATGGACCCGGTGGAACAGCAAATTCTGGAAGTGGTGGTCCAGGTATCGTGGTTGCGAGAGCACCAGGAACTGCAGGAATTTATTTTACAACATGTAGTACATGTGCACCGGTTACATCAACCGATGGAGCAGATCAAATTGCAAAATTTAAAGCATCAACAAATTTAAATATTTTGGATACAAGTGCTGGTGTAGCATTTGATTATTTAGTAGTAGCAGGTGGTGGTGGAGCTGCAGATGCAGGTGGTGGAGCAGGTGGTTATAGATCATCTTTTCCAGGTGGTACAAAATTATATTTAAGTCCAGGACCAAATGCAATTACAGTTGGTGCTGGCGGAGCTGGAGTTAGTCCTTGTGGTCCTTCAGCATCTGGAACAGATTCAATAGCTGGTTATATACATTCAACAGGTGGTGGTTATGGAAGACCACAAACTGCACCTACCGTTGGTGGACCAGGAGGTTCAGGTGGTGGAGCTGGAGCAGCTGGTGGTACAACTGAAGGAGTCGGAAACGATCCACCTTTAAGTTCACCAATAGCACCTGTTCAAGGATATCCAGGTGGAGAAGGACCAGCATCAGCAGTTGGAGCTGGAGGTGGTGGATCATCTGCAGCAGGATCACCAAATAATGGTGGACCATTAGGCGCAAGAAAAGGTGGTACAGGAACAGCTAATTCTATTTCAGGAAGTCCAGTAACTTATGCTGGGGGTGGATCAGGAGCAGTTTCTTCAGGATCAACAGTTCCAGGTGGACCTGGAGGCGGTGGAGATGGTATTCAAGGACCATCACCATCAGCTGATACAAATGGGGATGCAAATACTGGTGGTGGCGGTGGTGGCGCATGGAATGGAACTAACGGATCAGGTGGCTCAGGAATTGTTATTTTAAGGGCACCAGGACCATTAGGGCCTACATTTAGTGTAACTCCAGGAGGATCTAAATCAACATTACCAGCCCCTGCAGGTGGTTGCACAGTTTTGACATTTACTGCATCTGGAACGTTGACAATAAGTTAAAATTAAACTAAAATGATAACATTTAAGGAGTAAAAATATGGCACATTTCGCAGAATTAAAAGCAATGACAGATCCTACAGGATTTACGTCAAATTCACATCAAGTAGTACAACGAGTTGTTGTGGTAGGAAATGATTGTGTTCCTTCCGACATGCATGTTGACGGAGAAAATTGGTGTATTAATTTTTTTGGTGGTGGTATTTGGAAACAAACTTCTTATAACAATAATTTTAGAAAACAATATTGTGGTAAAGGTTTTGTATATGACCCTGTAAAAGATAAATTTTTATGTCCACAACCTTATGCATCTTGGTCACTTGATGCAAATGACGATTGGCAAGCACCAATAGAAACTCCATCAATTACAAGAGATGGTGATGTTTTCTATATAATTTCTTGGAACGAAACAAAATACGACGCTGACAACACTAAAGGTTGGGAAGCTACAAAATCAGACGACACATCGGACCCTAAAACAGTATACGACTGGAATGGCACAGCTTGGGTGTCCGAATAGGAGACTCACATGGCCAGATCAAATGGCGGTATAATCGGTAAAATAAATCAAACTTCTTTCGGGAAGTGTAAGGTTACATCTACAACTTCTACAGGCTCATCAACATTTACAACTCAACCAGGAACTAGATCTGCAGAAGTTTTAGTTATAGCTGGTGGTGGAGGTGGTAATAAAGCTAGAGGTGGTGGCGGAGGCGCTGGTGGAATGATTAGAGACAATATTATATGTGTAAGTGGTAATAAAGGTTATCCTATTGTAGTAGGAGCAGGAGGATCTGGTCAAAGTGGTGGAACTTTTGATGATAGACCAGCTGCAGGTGCTAATGGAAATGATTCAACAGGTTTTGGTTTTACAGCAGTAGCTGGAGGTGGTGGTTCTTCAAACATTTCTCCATCAGCTGGAGCCCCAGGTGGATCTGGTGGTGGCGGTGCTGGACAAAGTGGTGGAACTGGTGGATGTGGAACTGCTTGTCAAGGAAATGATGGTGGTTCAGGTGATGCACCTGAAGGTGGTCCAGAAAGAGGTGGTGGTGGCGGTGGTGCCGGTAGTGCCGGTGTCCCAAGAGCCCCAGGACCTACAAATTCAAATGGTGGAAATGGTTTAGCAAACGATATTACAGGAAGTTGTGTAACTTATGCCGGTGGTGGCGGAGGTGGTGCTCCAGGCGCTGGAGGTTGTGGTGGAACTGGTGGTCCAGGTGGAGGTGGAGCTGGTGGAAACTATCCTGGTTCTGGTACTCCTGGTGGAAATGGAACAGCAGGAACAGCTAACACTGGTGGCGGTGGTGGCGGTGGTTCGTATGTATGTGCAAACTGTAAAACACCTGGAGCAGGAGCTAATGGCGGTTCAGGAATAGTCATCGTAAAAGAATTAAGTAAAGCAAGTGGTGTGTGGTCAATGCAAAGTCAATTTCAAGCACGAAAGGCAGATACATGGCCCATATTAGGTTATAATTATGATTATTTAGTAGTCGGTGGTGGCGGTGGCGGTGGCGGTGGTAACACTGGCCCAGGTCAAGGAGCTGGTGGAGGTGGAGCTGGAGGTTATAGAGCTTCTGGTTACGGTCCAAGCCCATTACAAAATTGTTCAATATTTTTATCCCCTGGAGATTACGCAATTACAGTTGGAGCAGGTGGAGCAGGTGGAGCAGGTGTTGGCCCTGGTACTACAAATCCTGGTACTATAGGAGTTGATTCAATATTTAATCCAGGAGGAACAGAAAACACAGATACTATAACCGGTGACGGTGGTGGAGCTGGTGGTGGTGGAAATAAACCAGGAGAAGCTGGAGGTTCAGGTGGTGGTGGAGGTGGCCCAGGAGATGCTGGGGGAGCAGGAAATACTCCGCCAAGATCACCTATCGCTCAAGGTACCGCTGGTGGAACTGCACCCGGAGCACCTAATACAATTGGAGCTGGTGGTGGTGGAGCAACACAAGCAGGACAAGCAGGTTCTGGACCAGGAAACCCTGCAGGACCAGGAGGTGCAGGAGCACCAAATACAATTTTAGGACCAGCTACAACTTACGCAGGTGGTGGTGGAGGTGGTGGATCTGAAAATAATAGTGGACCAGGAGGTGCTGGTTCAGGTGGTTCTGGTGGTGGTGGAACTGGATCAAGTCCTGGAAGTGCTTCAACGGCTGGAGGAACTAACACTGGTGGTGGTGGAGGAGCTGGTGGAGGTTATAATTCTAATACTCAAACTGGAAAAGCTGGAGGTCCAGGTATTGTTATTCTTAGAGGACCAAGCGCAGTTACATTTAGCGCAAGTCCAGGTCCGTCTGCAACAATTTCAACACACCCTGGTGGTGATAAATTAGCTAAGTTTACAGCTTCCGGTACATTGACAATTTCTTAATAAAATGTTATAATACGCATATAAAGACATATGCAACTTACAAACTATTATTGGTATTTTCAATCCGCAATTCCTCATAGAATCTGTGATGATATTGTTCGTTATGGAAAATCTATACAAGATCAAATGGCAGTCACAGGTGGTTATAGTCAAGGTAAAAATTTAAATCAAAAAGAAATAAAAGATTTAAAACAAAAAAGAGATTCTAATATTGTTTGGATGAACGATAGGTGGATCTATAAAGAAATACAACCATATGTTCATCAAGCAAATGTAAATGCAGGTTGGAATTTTCAATGGGATTTTTCTGAGTCTTGTCAATTTACCAAATATACTAAAGGTCAATTTTATGATTGGCATTGTGATGGTTGGGATAAACCTTATTTTAGACAAGATAATCCACAAGATCCTTCTAATGGTAAGATTAGAAAACTATCTGTTACCGTTACTTTATCAGATCCAAAAGATTATAAAGGTGGAGAATTAGAATTTGATTTTAGAAATCAAGATCCTGATAAAAAACCTAATATTAAAAAATGCACAGAAATATTACCTAAAGGATCTTTAGTTGTGTTTCCTGGTTTTGTTTGGCATAGAGTATGTCCAGTTAAAAAGGGATCTAGACATAGTTTAGTAATATGGAATTTAGGATGGCCATTTAAATGAAAAATAAAAAGTTAAAACAAAAACAAAGAAAACAAAAGAAAACTCAATTAAGTTTTCCAAAACAATTACAATTAGAAGAGTATTTTAAGTGTCCAATATGGTTTGCAGATGCACCAGAATTTGTTAAAGATTTAAATAAAGCATCAGACAAATATATAGAAATATCAAAGAAAAATTTAAAAGAAGCAATAGACAAACGAAATAAAGATTTTGGTAATAAAGGAGATATGGGCCATGTATTTCATTCAACAACATTAATTGGTGATCCTAATTTTAAACAATTACAAGATTACATAGGAGCAACATCACATAACTTATTAGGTGAAATGGGTTTTGATTTAACTAATTATTCACTCTTTACTACTGAACTATGGGTACAAGAATTTGCACAAAAAGGTGGAGGACATCACACTTTACACACTCATTGGAACGGACATATGTCAGGTTTTTATTTTTTAAAAGCAGGTAAACGAACATCTATGCCATTATTTGAAGATCCAAGAGCAGGTAATATGATGAATCTTTTACCAGAAAAAGATAAATCAAAAATCACATATGCAAGTTCACAAATTCATTATCAAGTTCAACCTGGTCGTATGATATTTTTTCCATCATATATGCCACATCAATATATTGTTGATATGGGATATGAACCATTTAGATTTATACATTTTAACTGTCAAGCTATACCAAAAGGAGTATTAAATGTCGTTCAAAACAAATAAATATCAAATTTTAAAAGGAGTTATTAATAAAGAAATGGCTGACTTTTGTTACGCTTATTTTTTAAATAAAAGAAAAGTAGCTAC